ACAGGAGCAACTGCAAAGTCACTTGATGAACTACCAGTTAATTTAAATATTCTGTTCTCACAAAATATAAATAAGTTTTCACGGAAAACCTTTAGTCCAACTATTGTATCATCAACTTTAACTGATCCTGCACCACTACCAGAATTAAAAGCATCCTCGTCAAATGGTTGACTGAAAACAACAGTAGATGGTGTGCTAGACATACCAGAGTAGAACATATGTCCTTTAAATGCTGCTACGTGCTTTGCACCTTCAACAGTGCTTTCTGTAACATCTGTCGCAGCTATTGATGTGTTAAACACTGTAGGATCGTTGTTACCATCCACAACAATCAGTTTATCATTACCATCAAAGTTAAATCTTTCAAAATCGTATTTACCTGCACTTGTTCTACCTGTATCTTTTTCTGTCCAACTTTCTGATACTGCATCATCAATAGCGTGATCTGCTGCAGATGTAGAACTTGCTGCTCTTGTTACACCTGTGAAGGTAGTGGATGTAACCCCTGTATAGGTAAATATTTCTGAGTTAATTTGTAAAGTACCACTAGAACTAAATCCTGTTGTACTGTCAACAGTAATTGTACCTGAACCTGTCATACCAGTTCCTGAAGCAATTGCTGATGCTAACTCTGTAGATGCAGAACTAAATATCTTTGTACCTCGTGCTGCAACTATTTTATTTGCAAACTGCACAACCATTAAAACTTTTTCTGTTGATGCTGATGTTTGTGGTACGATATGATTTACGTGTTTTCTAAAACCATTTATTCTTCTGTAACCACCATCAATATCAGGTTCAAAGTTCTGCAACTCCAGTGCTTGTCCGGGCTGCATATTAAAGGTTGGTTGGTTTAACACAAGACCACCTTCACATGGAAATGAAAATGGTTGTGTTTGTGAGAGTTCAGGCATTAGACTGCTCTCATGTAGTTCTTACGATTTATTAATTCAACTCGCATACGCTTGACTCCATTGTCAAAGTCTTGTTTAGCAAGTTGGGCGTTAGGGATTTCACCTCGTAAGGTATATGCGTAATACTTTGCTTTAGATGTTATTATTGTTTCAAATCGTGCAGGAATTATAGAAGTATCTGTTGACGCAGATAGATCTGTATGTGTAATGTAATAGTCAAACTTTAATACGTAGTTTGATTTTATTGGTATAGGTGTAACACCAATCTCTTCATTATATGTTGTAAATACAAAGTCAGGAACGTCAAACTTGTTTTTATCAGCTATTGCATCTCGTTCTCTGTATCTAGAGTTCCATTCTTCGTAACTAACGTATTCTAGTTTCTTTGGATTTACATCCTTTTCAACAAGAGATATACGTTTAATATGTGCATTGTTACCATCTGTTTCAGCAAGAGTAATGAAATGTGTTGTAGCTGTTGCTGTGAAGGTAGTTTCTAAAAATTCTGTTTCGTTTGTGTTGTCTACAGTAAGTGTAGCTGTAGTTGTTTCTGTGCCGTTTGATGTAGTGCCGACTTTTAAAGTGGCAGTAGAACCTGTAATCTGTGTGCTAATTATGTACTCTTCACCTACAACAAGATCACCAACAGATTGTGTAACAACTGCAGATGATAGTAGTAACGTGTTTCCAAATTTAGAACTAGCAGAAGGTGTACCAGATACAGTTGTCCACCCTGTTATAGAAGCTGAACCACTAATCTCATAGTCACCATTTGTAATAAAATCTCTTGGTTCTAGAAACATAGTATCATAGTCAATATATTTTAGTGAAGATGATACAGCAGATTTATCGTAAAGTTGTTTACCTGCTATTATGTTGAGAGAACCTTCTGCTCTTGTAAAAGACCAGTTTAGTTCTGCATTTATTAAATCACTGATTGCTCTGTTAACGTAGTCTTTGGTAGATGTTTGAATACCACGAGAGCTTGAAAAGGTGCTAGAGGTAAGCTCAACCTCATTGAGATCACGTAATACATTGTTTACTAATGTGAGGTATGTACTTGCCATAAAACATATTCTTTAAACCTGTGTATAGGAGCAACCCTAAAGCTGCTCCTATATAATTAATTATTGTACGTTAGTAGAACTTGTTAATAAGTCTTCTTCAATCTTACCTGAGATATCGATAAGAATTGCGTACACTCTGAGTTTACCAACAGAAGGTGCTGATCCTGATAGAGCAAATGTAAGATCTATTGTATCAGTTGCTGTCACTCTGTTACTGAATGTTGTAACAGCAGTGTAGTCAACGTGACCATTAGTTCCTTTTGCTAGATAACCTGCAGAGGTAACATCGCCACCATCTACAAAGTCATCTCCACCTGCAACGTCAATATCTACAGTTAATGAACTGCCCGGATCAAAAGCTGTAATAACTTCTGCTCCTACGTGTAGAATAAAACATTCTGCAGGAAGATCTATAAGTTGAACAACATCAGCGTTTGCCAATGTGTTTCCGTTATCAGCAAATTTCTTTGCGTCAAACACTTTTTCGATCATTACCATTTTAGATAAACCAGTGGCAGTGCCTATTTGACCTGTGCCTTGACCAGTTGTTAAATCATAAGTAGCCATTCTTCACCCCCTTAGTTTACAACGCCAAGAGCTAAAGATTCTTTTCTTAAGACTTTTCTTCCGAAGATATGTAATCCTCTGATGATGTCTGAGAAAGATTCTGTATCTCTTACGACTTCTGTTTTAGAAATGTGAGAAGCTGTAGATGTGCTAGACATATGACCTGCTAAACAGTAGAACTTACCTGCTGCACCGGGATTAACTACATCTGTTCCTGTTGTGGAATCATCAAATGAGTTAGTTTTATATAATCTCATACCATGTAAAAGACCATCTAAAACTCTTCCGTTTCTCACAATAGACTGTTGATCTCCTGTGATCTGTACTTGGATAAGCTTAGAGTCTGCTTTCGCAAGAGCTTCATAAAAGAAAGGTGGAGCTACAAACCAACGACCATCTTCAGGTACGTTGTTTTCGTCTAGTAGTCTACCCATTAAAGCAATCAAGTTTAACGCAGCGTCTGGACCTGTGTCACCTGAAGCTGATACTTGGATTGGTGAACTGTGAGTACCAAGAGAACTGTTTGTTACAGTAGCTCCTGTTGCTTCGTCTGTAGCGTTACCTGCAATTCCTGCACCAGTTGTCATGCTTTCAAGAACATTAGCATCATACTTTCTTTTAAGAGCATAAGCACCTGAAGAAGTTGCTAATGCTTCAAAGTTAATATGACTGTGTCTTTCTTCAACGTCATCCACTTTAAATGCAAAGTAGTTACCTTGATCGACTGTCATAGTAATCTGCTCATCTAATAGATCTTCAGTTGCTACAGCAGTTCCACGAGTGTAACTTCTCACAGAAATTTGTGGTTCTTTAATTATCTTGACTGTGTCGCCAAAGTTTTCAATTTCCCCTGTATAGTCAGTATTCGTAATATCTTCAACTACGGAAGCTCTACGGAAGAACTTGAGAACTTTTTGGCTAAATATTTGAGGTACGAAATTACCATTAGGTAAGTTTGCGTAACCTGCTGCTGATGTAAATGCCATCAACGATTCTCCCTAATTTAGTTAAAAGTTTAAGTTATTCTGCCTTCACGTGATGCCTTATCAATTTCCTCTTCTAACTTAGCAAATTCATGTGGCTTCAGTTTAGCAATTTCATCACGTGTCCAAATTCTATCTTCTTTTTTTCTGGGTGCATCTGTACGACTTGTTCTTGTTACAGACTGAGCAGAAGCTTTGGAAGATGTCTTTCTTGTACGTGTTCCACGATCAGCTTTATATAAATCAATAACACGAGATGCCCAACGAGAATCTGTGTTGTTTTTGTATAGACCATCAGAAATGCTAGGGGGTTGATCTTCAAGCCACTGTTTAAAATCATCAGTTTCTCTTAGATTTGTAAAGTCTGGATGAATAGCAAGAAGCTCTTGTTCAGCAGTGCGAACTATCGCATCTTGTTCTTTTTCCGTTAACTCTTCTAACCTTCCTTCTATTTCTCTAACTTTGCTTTCAGCGTTCATTGTTGAAATAGATTGAACTACATCATAAACGTCTGGATATTTTTTTCTAAAGTCATCTAACTCTTCTGGAGTTTTTGGAAGCTTCGTGTTACCTAACTTCTTTTCTGCCATTAAAGTTTGCTCTTTAGTTCTCCATTCATTTAATTTGTGGTCATAATGACGTTTTAAATCATCATAACGCTTTTTGTAGTTTACTTCCTTTTCTGAACCCATTAGATTTTTCTGAGTAGCTGTTTTAACAGGGTCTTCAATTTCATCT